TTTGGAGGCGAAAGCAGAGGTGGTACTGGTAAAAAAATTGTTAAAAAAGTTAAAAAAACAAAAGGATCTTCTAGCGCAGGAGTATCTCAAAAAGATAAACCTTCACAAGTAAGCAAAGTAAAGAAAAAATTAAATAAAAGAGGAGGCGCATAAATCGTGATAAAAAGAACTAAAGGCAGATCTGTAATGAAAAAATCTAAAGGTCGAGCTGTAATGAAAAAATCTAAAGGTAGATCTGTAATGAAAAAATCTACAGGAAGATCAGTTAAAAAAAGATAATTTGTGTCATTTTTAATAAGTAATATCCCACATTTTAAATGTTGGGTAAGGAGAGAGTTTACTTGCAATCATGAACGTTATCATGATGAGTATTTGCACGCGTTAGTTATAGCTGTTAACACTATTCCAGATAGATCTTTAAGTTTCCAAGTAGTATTTACTGGTTGCGAAAGTGATTGTGAGGATTGGGATGAAGGCAACATTCATGGAGGCGCTATGTGGGCTAGAATGCCCATACAAGGTCTTGTAGCAGATATTCCTATGGAAGATTACCCAAAACCTATGGAAGATCATTTAGTGCAACCTTGGGATTGTGAGGCTAGAGATCATTCGGTTATTGTAATGGATAGAGTTAGCTCTTCTCCCTGGATAGCAAAAATAGGATCTGATTTTTATCAAGCAAAATATTTATTTACGGTTGATTACACCAATAATGAAATTGCAGATGACTCTGCACAACACAAACAATCTCATGTATTATATATAACTGAGGATTGCGAATGGAAAGGTAACTTAATTGCTTTGCCAAACAATAGAGTAAGGGCAACAAGCCCTGCTTTATGGGTTACAGGCGAAGGGCCTCCAGATTTTATGCCGTCACAATGGACGCATTCGGCTGAAGGTCATGAGAGTTATTTAGATCCTGAAACTACTTTTAATAATTTATACGAAAAATGATATGCATTACACCAAAGACTTAGATGAGGTTATAAAAGGACTAAAAAAAGCAAGTAAGCTACATGCTGCTCAAGCTAAAAAGTTAGAAAAAATAAATAAAGATCAAAAGTCATATACTGGTGTAAAAAAGAAAAAAGTAATTAGCAGAAAGAAAAAATAATGGCGTTATCAGGTAGTACAGATTTTGAACCAAACGTAACTGAGTTTATTGAAGAAGCTTATGAACGCTGTGGTCTTGAATTAAGAACAGGATACGACCTAAAAACAGCTATAAGAAGCGTTAATTTAATGCTTGCAGAATGGGCTAACAGAGGCCTAAATCAATGGACAATAGAGCAGACAACTCAATCTTTAACAGAGGGTACAGCCCTTTATGCTTTAAATACTAATGTAATTGACGTTTTAGATGTTGTTTTAAGAAGAACAATTAATAACACTCAAACAGACATAAGCATGAATAGGATAAGCAGATCTGAATTTACAAATATACCTAACAAAGAAACTAAATCCAGGCCATCACAATTCTTTTTTGACAAGTTAACTACTCCGGTATTAAAAATATGGCCATCACCAGAAAACTCTACTGATGTTTTAATGTTTAATAAGATTATAAGAATGGACGATGCGGATAAAGCAACAAATACAATGGATATGCCTTTTAGGTTTTTTCCTTGTTTTGTAGCAGGTTTAGCTTATTATTTATCTCTTAAAAAAGCCCCTCAATTAACTCCACAATTAAAAGCTATTTACGAAGAAGAGTTTAGAAGAGCTGCGGATCAAGATGAAGACAGGGCTTCTTTTAGGGTTCGACCTTACATATCTGGATTGTAAAATGGCATACGCTTTAGGTAAATTTGCAAAAGGTCTTTGTGATAGATGTGGTTTTGAATATAAATTACTTGAGTTATCAAAAGAATGGAATGGTGCAAAAGTTTGTTCAGAATGTTTTGAGCCAAAACACCCTCAACTTGAAGTTCATAAAGCACCAGCAGATCCTGAAGCATTATACGATCCAAGGCCAAATAACGATGTAGAAGTTGGTGAAGGCTTTGTTGTTGTAAGTGATGCAAATAATTTTACTGACACCAGTATAAATTTTTTAACTATGAATCCAGCATTACTAGGATCTAAATTTTCAGTAGATAAAATGACAGGCTCAGTTGGCTATTTATTTGGGTATGATCCTTCCGCAACACCAACGCCATCACCTTCACCTTCGCCAACGCCAGCACCTACGCCAGCACCTACGCCAGCACCTACGCCAGCACCTACGCCTTCGCCGTCTATTACTACTTATACAATAACAGTTGCTAGTTATTCTGGAGCAAATTATTTTTATATAGATGGTTCCAGATCAGCAACTTTAAGTTTAACTGAAGGTCAAACATATAAATTTGACCAAGCAGATAGTAGTAATAGTAGCCACCCACTTAGACTTTCAACAACATCTGATGGTACGCATGGAGGTGGATCGGAATATACAACAGGTGTTACAACCTCTGGAACTCCTGGGTCTTCAGGAGCTTACACTCAAATAGAAGTTGCAGTTGGAGCGCCTACGCTTTACTATTATTGTACTAATCACTCAGGCATGGGTGGACAAATAAACACTTAACATGACATTAGCTGAACTAAAAACTTTAATACAAAATTATACAGAAAATGAGGAAACAACTTTTGTTTCTACTTTAAATGATTTTATTATTAGTGCTGAAGATAGGTTGTTTCAATTAATACAACTGGATTACTTTAGAAAAAATGTTACTGGTAATTTAACTGCTGGGAATACTTATCTAACAGCCCCATCTGATTTTTTAATGAGTTTTTCTTTGGCTGTAATAGACAGCAGCAACGATTATCATTACCTAGACAAAAAACACACAAGCTTTATGCGTGCGTATTCTGACGATGCGGTTGCAGAATCAGAAAGAGGAAAACCTTTGTATTATGCAGATTTTGATAAAGAACTTTCTACTGGAACAGACAACGGATCTACTTTAATAGTGTCTCCTGTTCCTAATTTAAATTATAACGTTGAGTTACATTACCTTTACATACCAACAAGTCTTACATCTAGTACAACTGGAACTTGGCTTTCTAAAAATGCTAGGAATGCTTTATTATACGGTTGTTTAGTTGAGGCTTATACTTTTATGAAAGGCGATGCAGATTTAATGCAACTGTACGATCAAAGATTTAATTTAGAAGTTTTAAGGTTAAAAAATCAAGCAGAGGCAAGAGGAAGAAAAGACGAATATCGTTATGATTCTTTAAGAAGTCCTGTTTCTTAAAAAGGAGAGAAAATGAAGAAGATTAAAAGTCTTGCAGGCAAGACTGTTGCTATTGTTGGACTGGGAAAAAGTTGGTTTGACTATAATTTAGCCAAATCTCATGGAATTCATTTTGACGAAGTATGGTGCATAAACGCGGTAGCATCTGTTATCTATCACGATAGAGTATTTATGATGGACCCAGCATCTAGGTTTTTAGATAGTGATGACGCTGGTGGACAAACATCAAGTATGGCTAAACTTTTAACTGAACATAAAGGCCCTATTTATACATGTGAATTAGATGAGCGTTGTCCTGGTTTAGTTGAATACCCTATAAAAGAAGTTTTACAAGACACTAATAGTTATTATTTAAACAATACTGTTGCCTATTCAATAGCTTTTGCGTATTGGAATAATGTTGCAAACATTAAATTATTTGGTATTGATTTTAGTTATAAAGGCAATATGCATTTTGCAGAATCCGGAAGAGGGTGTGTTGAATTCTGGTTATCTAAATGTATAGAAAAAGGAATACAAATAGAAGTAGCCTCTACTAGTGGGTTGTTAGATACAGATGTGCCTGCTGAACAAAAGTTATACGGTTATCATAGACTTGCAGATCCATTAGTTGTAATGCATGAAGGAGAAACATTAAAAGTTTCTAAAATGAGTGAACTAGAAATAACAAAAAAACATCATATTCCTACACTTATAGGAAGAGATGATAGCCATCTTTATCCCGTAGAGCCTAAAAAATGGTAGATCAATTAACTCCTGGTGGATTGCCCGACCTAGGCATAATAGAAGTAGCAACCACAAATTATGGGGGACATCCTCCGGAGTTTTGGGCAAAGCAATTAACCGACAAAATAGTTGGTTATTCTGATGAAAATGAACAACATATTAAAGATCAAGCTAGGGCTTACAAAGATTTAATCTATAAAGTTTGTTTGATATATATGAAAAATGCTATAAAATCTTATAAAGCCTCTTTGATTCAAGAATTAAATCAAGGAGATGCAAAAGATTTAGCAAACATAATCAAAGGTATTTAAATGGCAATTACATCAACACTTACAACCAGTTTTAAAAAAGAACTGCTAGAAGCAACACATAATTTTGCTACTAACGGAAATGCTTTTAAACTGGCTTTATACACAAGTTCAGCCACATTAGGCGCAGCTACCACAGCTTTTACTACTACAGGTCAAGCAACTGGAACCAACTACACATCTGGCGGAGCAGCTTTAACAAAAGTCCAACCTACTAGCGCTGGTACTACTGGGTTTACAGATTTTGCAGATTTAACTTTTGGTACAGCTACGGTTACAGCTAGAGGTTGTATGATTTATAACGATACAAATGGTGATAAATCAGTTGCAGCAATCGACTTTGGTGGAGATAAAACTTCTACAGCAGGCGACTTTACTATTGTATTCCCAGCGGCAGCAGCTTCTACAGCGATTATAAGAATCGCCTAGCCTTAAATGGCTAATATAAACGGTTGGGGTCGAGGGACGTGGGGCCAACTCACGTTTGGCGAAGCCTTACCAGTCACACTTACAGCTCCAGGCGCAGGAACATCTGCTCTAGGTACTGTTGCAGTTGATGCAGAAGCAAATGTAGTACCAGCATCTTTAGTAGGAACAACAGGCGCACCAGTAGCAGGTGTAAATGGTAAAGCGATTGTAGCCGTCCCTGGAATTGTAGGAACATTAGGCTCTGTATCAGTTGAGGTAGATGGAGAAGCAAATGTTACGCCTACAGGCCAAGCAGGCACTTCAGCTCTTGGAACAGCAACAACAGTTTCAAACAATAATTTATCTGTTACACTTAATGCTGCTACTGGATCTGTAGGAGCAATAGCCCCAGACGCAGAAGCAAACGTTTTTCCAACAGGACAAAGCGCCACAGGATCAGTTGGAGCACTTTTGGTTTGGTCACGTATTGATGAAAGCCAAAGTCCAAATTATAATACTCCTAATGGGATAGATGTTACTCAAACTCCCAATTGGGAGGAAGTTGCGTAAAGCAGAGGAAAAGAAATGGCAAGTACATATGTAAATGATCTCAGATTAAATGAGATGGCCACTGGTGATGCTAGTGGTACGTGGGGTACGAATACAAACGTTAATTTAGAATTAATTGGTGAAGCATTAGGTTATGGAACCGAAGGCATTACAACCAATGCTGATACTCACACTTCAACTATTGCAGATGGTGCAACTGACCCAGTTAGAGCTATGTATGTTGAATATACAGGCACACTAGATTCAGCGTGTACTATTACTATCGCTCCAAACACTATAAACAGAATGCAATTTATAGAAAATGGAACAAGTGGATCTCAAAATATAATTATCTCTCAAGGCTCTGGGGCCAATATAACTATCCCACCAGGAGATGTTAAAGCAGTTTATTTAGACGGAGCAGGAAGTGGAGCAGCAGTTGTTGACGCTTTTGCCAGTCTTAATGTTGTAGATTTAAAAGTACAAGACGATCTTACAGTTACAGATGATGTAATTATTGGTGGCGATATAGACCTTGAAGGTTCTATAGATGTTAATGGTACAGCCAACCTAGATATCGTTGATATTGATGGTGCTGTAAATATAGCAGCAGCAGTCACAATGGCCTCTACAAACAAAATACTTTTTAATGATGCTAGTCAGTTTATTCAAGGCTCAAGTGCAACAGTTTTATCCATAGCAGCAACAGACGAAATAGACCTTACAGCTACAGCTATTGATGTTAACGGAACTTTAGATGTTTCAGGTCAAGCTACTTTTGCCGATGGTTCAGCGGGAGCACCTAGTATTAGTAATACAGGTGATGTCAACGCAGGACTATTCTTTAGTGCAGCAGATGTCATGTCGTTTAGTGCAGGTGGTACTGCTCAGTTTACTATGGCAGATGGTTCAATCTCTCCAGTAACAGACAACGATATTGATTTAGGTACAGCTAGTTTAAAATACAAAAGTTTTTTTGCAGGATTGGTTGATGCTGAAAACTTTAAAATAAATGGTGGTCAAGGCTCAGACGGACAAGTCCTTACCTCAACAGGAAGTGGAGTAGCTTTTGAAGATGCAAGTGGTGGAGCAGTCAGTGCAGTTGCTAATGGAGCAAACAATCGTATAGCAACTTTTTCAAGTAGCGATGCATTAAATGGCGAAGCTAATCTTACTTTTACTGGCACTGCTTTTACAGCCCAATCTACTGGTGCTTTAGCAACTGTATTTGGATCAGAACAGAATACTGCTAATGCATTAACCTTATCAACAACTGGTGGTGTAAATGCAGGTATATTTCTTGCAGAACCTACTGCAGACCATTCTTTTGGATTTCAAACTAGTGGCACCGAACGCATGAGAATAGCCAGTGATGGCAAAACAATGATAAATGCAACAGCAGCTGTTGTAAATTGTATGCTTACAGTCAGAGGAAACTTCAACAACGAGAGAGGACTAGGAATTCAATCAACCACAGCAGGTGGAGATTTGGTGATGTTTTATGCAACTGCTCAAGTAGGAACTATTACATCATCCAGTGGCGGAGTAACTTATGGTTCTGCTTCAGATTACAGATTAAAAGAAAATGTAGATTATGATTGGAATGCAACCACTAGATTAAAACAACTAAAACCTGCTAGGTTTAATTTTATATCAGATGATACAAATACTTTAATTGATGGTTTTATAGCACACGAAGTTTCAAGCATAGTTCCTACTGCTGTTAATGGAGATAAAGATGCTACAGAAACTTTTAGCAATGCAGTTGTAAGTGCTGATTCACAGATATATCAAGAAGGAGTAACAGAAGCAGAATGGATTGCAGGCAAAGCTGCAACCCCTGCTAAATATGAATCTGATACAACTTGGGCATCTTCACACACACAGCCTAAGATGCAAATGCTTGATCCTGCAAAAATTGTACCCTTGTTAGTTAAAACAGTACAAGAACTAGAAGCAAGAATTGCAGTATTAGAAGGGTAAATAATTCTTAAAAGGAGAAAAAATGGCTAAAGATAAAGCAGAGCCAAAAGAAGTTGAACTTTCAGAAAAACAACAATACATACAGTTGCAATTAACTGATCTAGCGAATAAAGAGAAAACTCTGATGTTTCAATTAGATCAAGTAAAAGCATCTCAACAAGTTTTTAAACAAGCCTTTGTAGAAGCCTCTCAAGAAGTGGCTGAAGAAGTCTTAAAAGAAAAGGAGTAGAATATGGATATATTAATACCACTAATAATAATTACAACAGTAGTTCTTTTTTCAATAAAAAAATTCAAACCTCAAGTTTGGAAGAAAATTGTAACTAAGTTTAAAAAGTAACATGCGCTGGGAATGAAAAATAATTCATTCAACGAAGCTATTGCTTGGCTTTTTATTATAGGCAGCATAATTGGAATTACCTTATTTTCAATTGCAGCAAATGCAGAAAATCAAACTGGCACTTGTACAGCAGGTACTCAGTATTGTGAAAACAGCGTCTTAGATACTCAAAATACTACGACTAC